CTAGCTCACGGCCTTGGTAGTCCTCAGTCTTGGCCTTTGCCAATAATGGGTCACTAATGCCACTAAGCTGTACCGTGATCCCAGAGGCTCGCAGTTCTACGTTCTCAGAAACGCTTGATATGGACAGTAGGTTGCCTGCCCCTATATATTGCTTGAGGTCATACGTCAGGGTGCCGATCCCATTCCACAAATACAGGTAGCTAGTAGGAGGATCGGAATCAAATAGCGCCTCAACAAGAATAAGCGGCCTGACCTCGGAAGCAATCGCCATTGCCTCCATATCATTACTAAGCCCTCGACTGGTGGACATCAGATAGCCTCAATACACGAAAAGCTAAAACCGTAAATGCTCGCTTGGTTAATACTCCAGCCAATCTCATTGGAAGCGAGACGCCAAGTGCCAACCGGAAGCGTAAAGTCTACAGTAGCCGCCGATACTGTTTGTCTCAAAGGCGGCATAATCTTAATCGTCGATGCGCTCACGATTTCCGTGATGATGTGGATATGCCCACTAACACTAAAGTAATCGCCTACCGCGTGCGTCCCACTAAACGCCTCTGTGATCTGCGTGTCATTTGCCGAACCCGTCACCGTCCCTGTGACGCTTGCAGTATGTAGCGGGTTGCCCATCGTAAAGGTTTCTTTCATACCCCTTAGACCAGCAAAAAAGCCCTCATACTCTTTGGCCTCCGCTCTAGTCATTGGCGGCAGTGTTATCTCTGCCTCCCATCGAACGCCAGGATGCGAGAACACCTGCTGATCGTAGGTAAAGACTGATTCTGTCATCGCCGTGGCAGAGCGCAACCGCATGGTCATGCTCTGGATTCCGACTGTAGTAGGGAAAGCCGCCATTACATACCTATCAATGCTTTGCTGTAGCCGCCGCCTCTCATGCGCGAGTCAGCTACTGCCGCCTTCGCACTCTCTGCGATCTGCGGCATAAGGTTAAGGACTTCAGCGCGTACCGTCTGCGCCACACCTGTAGAGATGTTGATGTTTTGATTTACCGTGACGCCACCGCCGCCCATTCTGCCATTAGGCTGTACCTGACCGCTAGATGACGGAATAAACAGCTCAGGGCCACGCTCACCGACAATATATGGTGATCCTGCTGATACTGGGCCACCGACTGCACGCATACCAGCACCAGCACCAGCGCCACCAGTCGGCGCAGGCGATCCACCTATTCCACCGATAAAGCCAGAAATAGCGTCAAATAGCGGCTTGGTAATGTAATACTGAACCAGCATTTTAATGAGCGAGTTGATGACGCTTCGGGCCATATCCTTAACGGCATCAGCAAAGTTCTTGGCTCCGGTCACGCCATCCGTAAAGGCTTGCGTAAACTGGTTCATAGCGCCAGAAATAACGCCGCTGAATGACTGCCAAATATCTACCTGCTCAACAACCGCGCTAATGGCCCTTTCAATTCTTTCAAATACACTGAGCGTTCTCGCTCCTGCCTCATTAGTTTCTGCAAGCCCATCGGGTAGCTTGCCAATGTTGTCAGCAAACCGCTGTATTTGGTCAGCCGCATCGCCAAAATACTCAGGAAGTTTAAAACCAATTTCTTCCAGAGGTACAAAGCTATCTGATAGCGAGCCAATTACATTAATGACCGTGATAATGCCATTAGCGAATCTGTAAAGCCCTTCAAGCGTTTTGCCTATACCCCTGACGAAACCCGCGAACGTCTCAAGCACCAGCTTGGAAGTATTACGCGCCCAAACCTCTATGCCGTTATCGCCAAGCCCCTTGAGGAACTCCGTGAGGCTTGTGACAGCGGCCTCTAGTGCGGGAGCCAGTGCGCCAACTATCTGATCTCTCAGGCCCCTAAACAAAAACCCTAGCTTAGTAAATGCGTCATTGGCGTTCTCAACAGATCGCGCCACGTTTGCACGCATGACCAACCCAAGCGCCTGGGCCTCGCCAAACAACTCATCAAGTGCGCCAGAGCCTTGATTAAGGACGTTTACAAATGCCGCGCCCTCGCTATCAAATAGCTTGAACGCCAGCCTTAACCTCTGGCTCTCGCTCTCTACGTTCTTAAACGCATCAGCAAGCTCAAGCATATAAACATCAAGGTCAATGTTAGACACTGCTCTTGCGTCAATGCCTAGCTCTCTCAACGCACCCTGAGCCTCACCCGTACCCTCTGCGGCTTCCGCTGTTCTACGGACAAGCCTTTGCAAGGCCATATTGGTCTGCTCTATCGAGATGCCTGAGATGCTGGCGGCAAACTGTAGCCGTGATAACTGCTCAGTAGTGGTGCCAATCTTGGACGCCGTTTTAGCAAGGGCATCCGTGGCACTTAGAGATTGCTTAACAACAAGGCCAAGACCGCCTACACCAACAAGTGAGGCGATGGCAGTACGCATTGAGAAAACAGCGCCAGTGACGCTTCTGAGACCGCGAGTTACTGAGGCAAGACCGCTACGCGTTTTATCGACAGCGGTTAGTTGAATCCTAATGTTTTCGTCAGCCATCTCTCTCGCTCATAATCTTGAAGTAAGCGAGCCACTCATGGAACTCAGTAACAGAGATTTGCTCGACTTCTTCTATCGTCTTATGTAACCGATCAGCCAACGAAATAAGGTTCATCCGTGACGGATCGGCTAGAAGTTTTTTTCAATAGCCTCGACTGACTCAATCTGGCTAAACATTTCCTCTGCTATGCCAGAGATGACAACGGTTTCCTCACCCATCAAGTCCATTCGATCTTCGGCAGATGTAAACAGCTTATCACCAGCTTCGTCCTCTGCCTTCATTACGATGAGGTCAACCATAGAGGCCACCGTGGGCGACTCAAGAACCTTCGGGTGCTTCTTCTGAATCTCGTTCAGATCGTAGCAAGTGATGGGCCTACAGTAGATCGGGAACGGTTCGCCCGACTCATCAGCCCATGCCTTTACTTCTATCTTGCGGCGATCTATCTGCCGCCTATTCCTCAGTTCTCTTGCCAGTCCCACGGTTGTCTCCCTTTATTTATGCAGTAGCTTCTGTCACTGCCCCGCTGTTTTGGATAGAGAAAGAAGCCTCTACCATGCCGTCAAACGCCGCTGAGATGGTCTTGCCAGTCACGATGCCTGAGCCGTGGTAATACTTCTCGCCCGTACCCGTTCCAGTGGGATAAAGCTCCCAGTAGACCGTGGCCCGCTCATCAAACGCATCCTGGTCTGATTGATCCCAGTACACTTCAACTGAGAGCGTGCTACTGCTCAAGCCTGCGAGATATTCGCGCGCTGTATCGCCCATGACTGACTTCTCAATCGTGTCAGCCGTTACATCAAAGCTGTAGGAACGGACTTCGGCTACAGCCGCTTCTGATCCGTCTGTCTGCGAAATCTTAAAGACGCCGCTACTTCCTGCACTGCTTGCCATGTTGTGTTCCTCTTAGGTGGTGCCGCGTGTAAATGAGTAAAGAATCCGAACGGTAATTATAACCCCGCCGATTGGGTCTATACTACCGTCATCGGCCTCAAGGCTAACGATCTGCGTGTCGATAGCGTAGCCGCCTCTGGTGCGGTCTGTGTCCAGAGATTCTTCTACCGTCTCGACAATGTTATTGCGAGCGGTGTCTATGTTCTTTGCTTTAACGAAGCACACGAGCTGGTAATCAATCGTCCCCATGCGCTTGGCTAAAGAGCCGCCAATAGTGGAATCCTCACGATCCTCGTTTGCAGTCCTGACCAGGATGGCAGGGTACTGCGCGTTGCTCAACTTATCGAACTCAAAAGGCTCTCGCGTAACGTACTTAATCCGCGTAGGTGTTGTTGCTGACCTAAGCGTTGTCACGATGTTGTTGGCGATGTTCTCTCTGACGCTCATAGCAAACGCTTCTTAAAGATATTTCTCAGTGTACGGCGCTCCCGCTTGGTGAAGCTGAAGAACCTTCGTGTCTGGTTATTGAATGCCGCTTTACGGGCATTGTCAGCGCCTCTAAAGAACAACGTGACCGAACTGCTGGTGGGCCTTGAGGCTGTCATAGACGCCAGCATTTGCCCCGTTACTGACAGATCAGGCTTGGTGCTTAGTTTGTTCTTAGCTCTAAACGCCGCGTACTGAGGCGTGTAGGACTTAAACGGGCCATCTACGCCCTGCCCTTTGGCAGTCCTATCCTCAATAATGTTAATCCCTTCCATTGCCGTGATGCTCAACGCTCTGCGCTTGTTGGCGTTGATCTTGTCGGCAAGGTCTTTGGTTATCTTGGTCGGGTCTTTTGGGGTCATCGTAACGCTGACATTCACGT